CCCGCTTGGCAACGAAAAGAAGGAAAATCTGCTTCTGGGGGCTTGAATGCCAAGGGGAGAGCATCGTATAATCAAGAAACTGGTGGTAATTTAAAGCCTCCAGTAAAGTCAGGCGACAACCCTCGTAGGGCCTCCTTTTTAGCACGTATGGGCAATATGCCTGGCGCTGAGATGAAAGATGGGAAGCCTACTAGACTTTTACTTTCTCTTAGAGCTTGGGGCGCAACGTCCAAGGAAGACGCTAAAGCTAAAGCTAAAGCGATCTCTAAGAGGAACAAATGAGACCACTATCAGTCGGAATTAACCCAACAGCTAATACGCTGACAACTGTTTACACAGTTCCTACGGGTTACTACGCCAAGTTTACTGTGATGTACATTCACAATACTGGTGGATCGACTAAGCATATTACTGTTCAGTGGAATGATGCCAGTGCCGCCACTTCCTACGATATTCTTACTGCTTACGACCTTACTTCAAAGCAATACCTTCAATTTGATGGTAATGCTTATATCGTTTTAGAAGAGGGCGATAAGATTCAAATTACTACGCAATCATCTAGTTCATTCAGTTTTATTGCTACTTTTGAACAAATAGGATTAACAAGAGCATGACCACATACCTTCAAGCTGTTAATGACGTTCTTGTTCGACTCAGAGAAGAAGAAGTCTCTACTGTTACCGAAACAAGCTATTCCTCTTTGATTGGCAAGTTTGTCAATGATGCCAAGCGTCAAATAGAAGACTCTTATGAGTGGAACATCCTTGGTACTACAGTAGTAGTTACGACTGTTGCAGGGACATCTTCTTACTCCTTAACGGGTGCGGGACAGAAGTTCCGTGTTCAAGACGTTATCAATGATACGAATAACACAGCCATGACAAACATCCCGTTTGTTAACATGAATCGTTATTTGAACTTTGGTACTGTCTCTAGTGGTGTACCTTTGTATTATGCTTTTGATGGTGTAGATGCCAGTTATGACACTAAAGTAACTGTATTTCCCATTCCTGATGGCGTAGTTAGTCTAAGATTTAGCTTGGTCGTGCCACAAGCACCATTGACTTCTGATGCTACTGTGATTCTGATGCCATCTGAGTTGGTGGTTCAGAGTGCTTATGCTCGTGCTTTGGTTGAGCGTGGTGAGGATGGTGGTCTATCTTCTTCAGAGGCTTATCAGTTGTACAGGTCTATGCTCTCTGATTACATTTCTACGGAAGCTACTCGCTATCCAGAATTTGGCTCTTTTGAGGCAGTTTAATGGCTCAACCTATCCAAACATTCAGCATTAGCGCACCAGGCTTCTTTGGGTTAAACACTCAGGATAGCCCATTGGATTTAGCGCAAGGCTTTGCTTTGGTTGCCACTAATTGTGTGATTGACCAGTATGGTCGTATTGGCTCACGTAAAGGTTGGACAAGGGTTAACTCCTCTTCTGGTAACCTTGGTGCTAACGATGTTGGTGTGATCCATGAGCTAGTTCAGCCTGATGGCACTTTAACAGTTCTCTTTGCTGGCAACAACAAACTCTTTAAACTTGGTACATCTAATGCGGTGACTGAGTTGACCTATGGGGGGGGTGGTACTGCTCCTACTATTACTGCGAGTAACTGGCAGTGTGCTTCTTTGAATGGAATTACTTACTTCTTTCAAACAGGGCACGATCCTCTTATTTATGATCCTACTGTAAGTACAACTACCTATAGACGGGTTTCTGAGAAGACTGGCTATGTAGGGACTGTTCCTAGTGCAAACATTGCTATATCGGCTTATGGTCGCTTGTGGGTGGCTTCTACCAGTGCAGACCGAGTAACTGTTAGCTTCTCTGATCTGATTGCGGGTCATGTATGGTCTGGTGGTACTACTGGTACTTTAGACACAAGTAGAGTTTGGCCTAATGGTGCTGATGAAGTTCAAGCCTTGGCTGCTCACAATGGTTTCTTATTTATCTTTGGTAAACGACAGATTCTTGTTTATCAGGGTGCAACTACTCCTTCTACGATGTCCATATCCGACACAGTTGGAGGAATAGGTTGTTTAGCAAGAGATAGTGTTCAGACAACCAGTTCTGATGTGATCTTCTTGTCAAACTCTGGTGTTCGTTCCTTGATGAGAACGATTCAAGAGAAGTCTGCTCCTGAGAGGGACTTATCTAAGAATGTGCGTAATGACTTGATGGGTGATGTTGCTAATCAGACCTTGTCAACAATCAAGTCTGTTTACTCAGAAAGAGAAGGTTTCTATCTTCTCACCATGCCATACACAGAGTCTGTTTACTGCTTTGACATGAAGATCAATCTTCAAGATGGTTCTTCCCGTGTAACCACTTGGGACTCTATTACTCCGACTGCTTTAACTTCTTTAAGAGATGGTTCTGTCTACATCGGTAAGAATGGTTACATAGGTCAGTACACGGGCTATAACGACCATACAAGCACATATCGGATGTTGTACTACACAAACCATGCAGACCTTGGAAACGTCAACCAGACATCTATTTTGAAGAAAATTTCTGTTGTGGTCATTGGTGGTACGAATCAGAATGTTTTCTTTAAGTGGGGCTTTGACTTTAAGACTAACTACTTGAGTGCTACTGCGCCTATTCCCGCACAGGGTGTTGCTCAGTATGGCATTGCTCAGTACAACATTGATGAGTATTCAGAAGGTGTTGCATTGAATACATTGAAGGTATCTGCCAGTGGTACTGGTAAGGTCGTTCAAACTGGTTATGAATGTGATATTAACGGGATTCAACTGTCTATACAAAAGATTGAAATCCAAGCTAAAAATGGGAAACTATCATGAGTAATTACACCAAGAGCACTAACTTTGCAAGTAAAGACAACCTGTCTTCTGGCAATCCACTAAAGATTGTCAAGGGTACTGAGATTGATACTGAGTTCAATAACATTGCTACGGCTATTGCTACAAAAATAGATAGCGATGCAGAACTTGCTGTTTGGGCAACTAAAACTGCCCCTAGCGGTGATACTGTTGGCACGACAGACACACAGACTCTGACAAACAAAACCATTGCTTATGGAAGCAATACATTGACAGATGTTGTTGGTGTAAGTGCTACTCAGACCCTGACTGCCAAGACTTTAACCACACCAGTTTTGACAAACCCAACAGTGACTAACTATGTTGAGAGTGTGGTTGCAATTGGTACTGTGACAAGTTCGCATACATTAGTTTTGACAAGTGGCACTGTTCAAACGGCAACATTAACTGCTTCTACTGCTTGCACCTTCACGATGCCTACTGCTACTGCGGGTAAGTCGTTTATTTTGTTGTTAAAGCAAGCGGCATCTACTGGTAATGGTACTGCTACTTTTACTGGTGTGAAGTTTAATGTTGCGGGGACGCCAACTGTAACTGCTACTGCTGGCAAGATGGACATCTTTACGTTTGTTGCTGATGGCACAAATTGGTATGGCAATGCTTCACAAGGATACACACCATAATGTTTGCCGCAATCAATACATTTTTGGCTGGCGACTCTAGTCCTATTGGACAGCAGGCATACACAACGGCTGGCACTTACTCGTGGACTGCTCCCGCTGGAGTAACTAGAGTTTCTGTCGTGTGTGTTGGTGGCGGTGGAGGAGGTGCTTATAACGCAGCCAACTATATTGGTGGCGGTGGTGGTGCTTTAGCTTACGCAAATAACATCATAGTAGTGCCTGGAACTTCTTACACAGTTGTTGTTGGTGCGGGTGGTGCTTATAGCACTGGCGGTACAGCTACAAATGGTGGATATAGTGCTTTTTCCGAAAGTCCTTCGCCAGTAACTGCTGGTGGAGGAATTAGTGGTTACACAGCCGATGGAGGTGCTGGTGGCTCTGTTATTGCTGGAACTGGTGGTTCTGGAGGTTCAGGAGGTTCAGGAAATAGGTCTACTACTAATGACATTCAGTATGCTGGAGGTGGTGGCGGTGCTGGTGGATATGCTGGCGCAGGAGGTAATGGTGTAACTGGTGGTGGCACTGATGGTAATAACGCAGCTTCAAATTCAGGTGGCGGTGGCGGTGGCGGTAATAACTATTCATCAGGTGGCGACCAAGGCGGTCAAGGCGGTGGTGGTGTAGGAATTTTGGGATTAGGTACTAGCGGTCTTGGAGGGCCTGCCAGACGAGGAGAACCAGGATCAGGCGGACAAGGAAATGGTTTTGTAAGTAGCGGTGGTGAATATGGTGGCGGTGGAGGTGGAGGCGATGGAAACAACAATGTTTATGGCACTGGTGCTGGCGCTGGTGGCGCAGTAAGAATTATTTGGGGACTAGGCAGAGCCTTTCCCTCAACAAGAACAGGTGATCTGTAAGGAAAAATCATGGCGACTAAACAACAAATTATTGACTACTTAAAAGCCAATCCTAACCTTAGTGATGCTCAATTAGTAGCATACATGGCACAAAACCAGATTAGTCCTGCTCAACTAGCAGAGGCTTCTGGTGCGCCTGTTGGACAGATTTCTGCACAGATTGCGGCAACTATCCCTCCTGGCAATTCAGTAACACTTGGCGATACTCGTATTACACCTCAATATCAAACCATTGGTTCTGGAATGGATCAGCAGATTGGTGGCCTTGAGAATGTTTATCTTGAAAAAACTACTGGCGATATTAACTATAAAGCCCCCGTTGGTTCAGAAGTTCAAGTTTTAAGTCCTACTGGCGAGTTTATTAACACAATAAAAACCAAAGAAGAACTATCATTCTTTGGTGGATTAGCTGATGCTTTCAAAGACCCAGTAGTTTTAGCCGCCTTGGGTGGTGCTTATGCTGGTGGTTTGTTTGGTGGTGCAGGAACTGCGGCTACTGCGGCTGGTACAGCAGGGATGTCTGCGGCTGAATTGGCTTCTTATGACATGGCTCTTGGTGGTTTAGGGGGTACAGCAGGTGGAGCTTCGTTAGTTGGCGGTGCAACTATTCCGACCATAAGTAGCCTAACTGGTGGTAGCGGTCTTCTTACTGGTGCGGCTGGTGGTATTACTGCTGAGTCTGTAGCGGCTAAGTTGGCGGCTGATGCGGCTACACAATTTGAATTGGCTAATGCTGGTTTCGGTGCGTTTACGCCTACTTCAGTAGTACCTCCAATAATACCACCTGTTCCTCCTGTTCCTCCTGTTCCTCCCGTACCACCTGTACCACCTGTACCACCCGTACCTCCTGTGCCGCCTGTTGTGCCTCCTGTTCCTCCAGTAATACCGCCAATAACTGATTTAACTAAGTTGTTTGGCAATGCAATTACTGGTGGCTTGGGTTTAGCGGGTGGTGTACTGCAAAGCCAAGAGTCAAGAGATGCCGCCACTGCTGCCGCACAAAATGTCAATACTGCCACACAAGCGGCTGTTGCGGGTTCTCAGTTCCGTCCAGTAGGGATGACCACTCGCTTTGGCACATCACAGTACACCTATGATCCTAAGACTGGTCAGATGACTTCTGCGGGTTATCAGTTAACTCCAGAAGCCAAAGCACAGCAAGACCGCTTTGCAACAATGGCTAACTATAGTCTTACGCAAGCAGAGAATGCTCAGAGTCAATTTGCACCACTTCAAACGGGTGCGGCTAACTTGTTTGGCTTGGGTAATCAATATATCTCTCAATCTCCGCAAGATGTTGCTCAGAACTACATCAATCAACAGATGCAGTTGCTTCAACCTTCTCGTGAGATGGAATTAGCTAATCTGCAAAACAGACTCCAACAACAAGGCCGTGCGGGTCTTTCTGTTGCTCAAGGTGGTACTTTGGGTGCTACTACTCCTGAACTTCAGGCTCTCTATAACGCAAGAGCGCAACAAGAACTTCAACTGGCGGCTAATGCTCAACGAGAAGGTCAACAGAACACCTTGTTTGGCGCTGGTTTGCTCGGTCAAGGCTCTCAAGCATTGGGTCAATACTTTGGTGGTCAAGTACAGGCTTATCAGCCTTAT